TCAGCAAACGGGTTTAGCTTTAATGCCAACAGAGCCACATGAGCGCCCATATCTTTAAGGAAAAAAGCCATTTCTTCCACGACAGTCTTAATGATTCTAGCCACCATTATGACGATAGTTCCTATGGTCTCAACGACTGTCTTGATTATGTCTAAGTCACCTTTTGAGCCGTTAATTAATGCTAATGTTTTTATTATTTCCTTGATTGCGCCGGTAACTGTGCCTGCCACCAGAACAAATCCAGAAAAAGCCTCTTCCATTGCGTGAATAGCAGCCGGGCCATTATTATTCAGGTAATCAGCAAGATTCATCAGCCCTGGCAAAAGAGCCTCGCCAAGCTTCACGCTGATTTCTTCAATGACCAACTTGAAGGTATTCATCTGGATTCGGTACTCTTCGATCTGGGCCTGGCGTTCTGGGCTCATCTCAATCCCGAAATCCTTCATTACCTGGGCCGCGCGCTCCTGCGTCCTGCTCAGACGTTCCATATCGCTTGCGAAGCTGGCCGCGCCGCGTCCCACTGTGGACATAGCGAACAGGTCTTGATCGGTGCCTGCCTTGAAATCCTGCATGCGCTTGTAGATGTTCGCCAGAATTTCATCCATCGGCAAGAATGCATCTGTCGAATCTTTGACCACTACCTTCAGCCGGTCAAACTCATCACTGTTCGTTTTCAGAACACGGCCCACCTTCGTTGCCATCTGCTGGTATGTGTCAGCGGATATGCCGGCCATCGCCAAAGCCGTGTTTGTCTCTACGGCCTTCTCTGCGGTCATGCCGAAAGTGATTTCAAGTTTGCGGACGGATTCCTCAAACTTCAGCATTTCATCGATAGCTTCTTTGCCGATCAGACCGCCGGCAACCATAACGGAGAGCTTGCCCAATACACTGAATAGCATCTCAAAGGAACCGGCCACGCCTTCTATACTGCCAGCGATGCCCTCCTTCATCTCAGCGAACGAGCGCATTATTCCCTCGTTATGAGTTTTTGAGTGCGCGGCGGCGTCTCCATGCTTCGCGTTGAGCTGGTCAAGACTTTTCTGGATGTCGTCAAGCGATTTTTTTACAGAATCGGCGGCGGACTTCATCCCCTGGTCGAGGTCTTTAGTATCCGCGCCTAGTTTGACTTCTACTGGATCAGTCATCGTCCTACCCTCATTTTGCGCGCATCACGGATGCAATGCGGCGATTCATCAGCGATAGAGGAAATTTTCTTACCGATCCAATCATCATTGGACGCAGCAGAATCATTCGGTTGACTGTTATTTGATCTTGAACTTCCTTTTCCATCTGCTGCCCCGTATTTCAGCTTCCAATATCTATCAAAAGCGTATAGCCGGGGTAGCGTCATATGCTCCCCGATATATTCCCAAGTCCACCCGGTTTCACAGGCGAGCTTGGCATACATCGCGCTCCAGTCGAACGGAGCCCCGGCTTTTACTTTCCCGCTGCATCTTTTTCCATCACGTAGCCGCTACTCTTCCAGAGAGCCGCGCAAGCCTCTTGGAAATTGCTGATATCCAGCAGGCCGCGCAAGTCATCCAATGTCATATCTGGATAGTTGCGCGTCATCGCTGCATGAAGGATCGGCAGAGCAATTTCCATGTTTTCCTGCATGGATTTGCCGCTACCGATACTCGCCGTCGATTCAGAAAACTGCTGAATCTGATCGAGGTTCAAAGGAGGCATGACCAGCTTGACACCCGACAGATTCAACAGAGTGCCGGGAATAAGCCCCGGCAGCGGTTTATATTGATTACTCATAGAGGTAGACATAGGAAATGTTGTTGCTGGTATCTGCGAACGCTTCCAGGGTGAAGTCGTAGATAGTCCAGTCGTCATTCTTGAATGTGCGGCTCATGTTCGTAGAGATGACGTTTGGATATTCAACATACATCATCTTGCCCTGATATTTCTCTTGCAGGACAAGGCTGATGACAGGCTGAGTACCCATGGCCTGGTTCGGGATCACCAGTTCTTTCTTGGCCGCCGACGCAGTGCCAGCATAGGCATAATTGATGAAATATTGCTTGTTGAAATCATGCACAGGATCGAAGCCATACACGCCGGTATTGCTATCGAATGTATATTGGCCGGAAGTCGGAGCAGTCGCAACGCGAACCAGCGGAACGCCGTTGACATCGGTAACGCCCAAATCCTTGATAGCTGTGCCGTGGATGGTCGGAGTTATGTTACCTGGGCTAGTTGGCACTGATGTGCCAGCCAGATCGTTGTACGCCTCTTTGTAGTTCGCCAACAGCGCAGTGCCGTAGAATAGCGAGTTCCACAGCTCAGCGTTGATGTTCGCTTCCTTGACCTTGATGGACACTTTGCCTTTACCCTGGCCAACAGCAACCGGGAATTTTAAAGCGCCATAGAGCGGTTTCATTTCAAAAGATTCGTCAACCGACACCTCTTGCAAAGTGCCGAATTGAACCGGCGAAGGGTTAGCTACGGCCACGCCGTTGATATCCAAATTTGGGGTTGCAACTAAGAACCCCGCGCCAAATGTGAACATGATAATTCCCTTTCAGTTTCCCGGCTTGCCCGGAGTTGATTGAGTAAAGCTTATTGAATAGTTGTAACCGCGCTCCGTGCGCTCCTTTTTTATTACCAGTACTGCCCCACGCGAATCTATCAGGGAGCCGATTGACGCTTCAATCGCGGCCCTGTCAAGCCATCCTATGCTTTTTAGCCTGTCTACAAAGTTCATGGCAGCAGCATTGTGATGGGCACTTCCATCACTGACACATTCTGGTTCGTGCCTATCGAACCTTCTGTCATGTGAATCTCACCCTCGATATATACGTGCTCTACCAGGCCGCCCAAACTCTGCACATTCGCCGGATTGCCAGGCGTCTCGATTACTGTGTCCAGAACGTCCATCATTGCATTCAGCTTCGTAGCCGGGAATTCCTGATTAACCTTGCCGCTCCAGCCATAGCAGACCAGCGAGCAATGCAAGGTACGTTTAGCCGGGATGCCCTTGCCCATCTTCACCCACTGCTCGCCATGCTGGATAACGTACATCGCCGGAAACTGGTTCTGAGTCAAATCTGTAACAGGAACGAAGGATCGGCCAGTAGTGACGAATTTCTGTTTGACGCTAAGCGAACTCAGCAACAGATTGAAAAGCGCCACATATACAGTTTCACGGTTCGTGTTCATAACGGCATCTTCCTTTTTGCGCGATGCAACCGGCGCGATACCAGAGAGCTACCAACAGGCTTGACGCATACTACAGAACGCACCGGCAACGGCATGAAGCCGGGTACATGCAACTTATCACCCTTGCGCGCAACCTCATTAGACCGTAGCCAGCGATGGCCTACTGGCAGGATGCAGACCTTAGAAAATGTGGCATGGATATTCATGACATGGCCTTTTTCGCGGCTTCATTCAATGATTTCTCTAGCTCAGCAACGATGATCGGCTTCATGTCTTCCAGCGCCGGGGCCAGGAACGCACGAGGCGGCATATCCTTCTGTCCTGGCGGATGCTTGGAAAAATAGCGAGACTTGGCAGCATCGCTCATCCCTGAGAAATTACCGCCGCGCGCGCCGGCGCCTATCTTGCGAGTGAACCCATTTTCCCACATCTCGCCATATGATACGTTGGTTCCTACATAAGAATATGCAGTTGTAGCGGTTGACTCAAAGCGGCTACGGCTATCTGCTGCACCCTGGGTGATAGATGTTATCAGACGGCTTGTAACGACACCCAGACGGCCAGGACGTGGGCCGCGCAGATAGTCACGCTGAACGCGTAATTGAAGCGCGAAGCCCAACTTCTGAACGGTCTTATCTAAGTCCAGCTTCATCGCTGGCCCTGCTGCTTGGAATTTCGCAACCAGTTGACGGTCGCCTATCAGGTATCCAGTAATCATCACATCACCGGAGCCACTTTCTTGTACTGCTGCAACATATCGCGCGCACGTACAGGAATTTGAATATTGATGAATGCCGTAGTGCCGAGCTGTGCGATTGCCTGCGATGCTTCGCCAATGCGGTCACGGTAGCGGAACAAGTCCCCTATTGTATCGATGCATGCTTGTTCAATATCCATCGGCACGTAGGCATAGCTGATGTTCACCGCGGCGCCAGCATCGCCCACGGCGAACGTGTAGAAGCCGTTATTCTCTTGGTACTGGCCGGTAAATGGTGCAGTCGTGACCTTCTTCAGCGCTACGCCAGTGGCGGCATAAGTCACGCCTCGATCTCCTGCCGACCATGTTGTCTGCGTGCTGAGATTGAACGGGCCTGATGATGGCACATTCTGCGCTTCCACCTTCAGGAACCCGGCATCATAATTGATGACGATATTCTGATAGTCCTTGCGGAACGGTGTACCTGACATCATCACCATCACGTCAGACGCCACCCACCCAGCCGGTACGCCGTTGAACGTATAGACAATGCTGCTGCCGGCGCCAAGCGGCGGACGTGGGCTGATGGCAATGCCATCTATCGTGACACTGTGAACCGCCGTGATCGGGTAGTTCTTCATCATCATCGTGTAGCCGCCCTGACCATCATGAATCTCGTTATAAGTGGTGCTTGCTATGGTGCGCTGTAGCCAGTTCTGGATGTAGGTAGAGACGCGGGTGATTAGGTTTGATACCAGCACGTCATCAACACCTACCACGCCGCCGCCTGTATAGGAAGTGTCAGCCGATGTATTAACCGGGATAGAGAAGGTCGTAGGGCTCGTCACTGTTATGGTATAGAGCGCATTCGGCACAAGCGCCATGCCCTCGACACCTTGAATTTCGTATTGCATTTGATTCAGCAACGGCGTTTGTGGTGCCGTTTGCAGAGTTACCACCGCTGGATTTGCGTTACTGATCGAGGCAATAGCAATCCCTGTCAAGCCAATCCATTGCTTGACATGATCGAGAGTTGTCAGATCGCCTGCGTTCATGATATCCCTTTAAAAAACCCCGAGGCCGAAGCCCCGAGGAAGTCCCAACATGCTCTTTAGTTCTTCATGCCTGTGATGACACCGAAGGCAGGCGCAAAGTACATTTGCAACACGCCATCGAAATAGACGCCCATGGTGCGCTGATTGGTGACGACTGGCCATTCAACAGCCCAGTAATCACGACGCAACAGCTTGCGCAACAGGTTAGGCACGTTCGACAGCGGATACGGATTGGTACGGCTGTAGAAGAACATGGTGCCAGCCGGGATGAACGGATGGGCATGAACTTGCAACTGCGGAGTACCAAAACCGATACGGTTGTTATAGACCTTCAACTGAGCAGCAGCGGCCAAGCCGTTGGAGCTGGCTTCACCCATGACGAACGGCGCCAGGTTCGTATTGCCGTTCAGGATCAGGTTTGCGGCCTTCGCATGGTCATACGGAGACATAAAGATGTCGGTAGGAACCAAACGATAGTTCGCAATACGGTCGGCAATCATGTTGTCGATTTCCTGGATACCGCCAGTGCCGGAACCTGTGGAAGTCAATGCAGCGCCGCCCAAGTCTTTGACATAAGCGCCAGAGCCGGAAGCGGTGATCTGCGAGAACAAGCCGTCATAGTCCAAGCTGAACTGTGAATTGTCGCCGGCAGGTATTGCGCCGATCTGTTGGCCTGTGCTGTTTGTGTTGACAATCGCTGCTGTAGGATAGCCAGTGATCGCAACCAAACGCTCAGTACCGGCAGTTGCACCCATGAACCAGGCATAACCGAATGCGCCATTCACGGCAGCAGTTGCAGCGTTCAGAGTCTGTGCGGTGCCGCCGCCGGACAATGTGATTGCAGCAGAGGCCGCCGATTGATTACCAGTGAAGCCGGTAACTGTGTCGGTAGAGCCGTCAGCATTGACGCGGGTATATGGCAGAGCGACGGAACCGCCGGCCAGTGCAACGCCTGTCTGAGTAGGAGCCACAGAGTTGCGCATACCGAAGTATGTCAGAGGCACTACGATAACGCTGTAGGTTGTGCCGTTCGACAAGCCGCCGCCAGTGCTCAGGACTGCGCCCTGGGTTGGTGTTGCACCTGTGCCGAGCGCTACGGAGTTGTTGGCGCCGATATCCATCTGTTCCTCTTGCTCCATCAAGCTTTGCAGCGTGATAGTAGTGGACAGAGCCATCAGATCTTCAAACGTCACGCCTGCCAAGTACGCCTGTTCGGTCACATAGTTGTCAAGACCGGCTGTTTTGAACGCAGCGAACTTGTCAACGACTGTTTGCGAAACGAACGCACCGCGATGGCCTTCAGACAGCGCAGCCCGGATTGCGCCGGGGTTGATCGCTGTCACAGAACGCCAGTTAGGTTGGATACCAGTGCCGCCGGTCATACGCGGAATCATGTTGCGGAAGATCGTTGTCACTGGATAGAGCAGACGTGCGCCCTGTTCCAGATCATATTGTGCCAGGCCGGAAGTAGCCGAGCCGGGTTGATTGAAGCCCTTGAGAACGTCAATCGGAAGCTTCTTCGATACGCTTTCACGCAACGAGATGATTGCCTCTTCAGGAGATACGCCTTTTTTAAATGCCGTACCTGCACCCTTGAACAGTTCCAGAGTATTGCTGTGTACCTTTTCCATGATAAATCCCCTTTGATTCTTTGATATTACGGTTAGATTGAAATTGTTAGAAACCGGTATTACCGGGCCTGTTCGCGTTGCAGTTTCTGTGCCTTGATGTATTTGCTCATACGTACGTCTACCGATCCGTCAAAATCCCTGATCAGATCGTCATGTTCATAATCCAGTGTCAGGCTTTCAGGATCAATCGAATCCGGCGTTTGCTTAATGACCTGTGCAGAATCCTGCTCCTTGGTCACATTGACAATCTTGCCTTTCAATGCGGCCAGAGCGACTGGCGAGAGCATCGGTTGCGCTTCCAGCTCCTTGACGCGCTTGGTCAACTCTTCGACAGTCTTGACCAGATCGGCGTTCTTTTGTAGCTCTGCCTTATGCGACTTTTCGTGATCTTCATCCTCGTCGTCATCTCCACAGAAATCGCCCATGTCGGCAATATGGTCATGGATGGCCTGCAAACGATCCATATCAGCCGC